TCTACATATACAGTTTAGCATCTCAAATTCAATTTGCTTAAGGATAGATAATGCCTTTAATTTCAACAAGAGCATTTAATTCTGCAAGAGGATATGGATTTACAGGTGCAGGTATTCCTCCAATACAATATCTTATTGTTGCAGGTGGTGGAGGTGGTGGCTCATGGATTGATGCTCGTGCTACAGGAGGCGGTGGTGGAGCTGGTGGATTATTAACTGCTACATCTAAACTATTTAAGCCTAATACAACATATACAATTACTATTGGTAATGGTGGAACTGGAGCAGTATATAACACAGGTAATGCTGGTAGTGATGGTCAAAATTCAAGCATTATAGGTACAGGAATATCTTTAACATCCATTGGTGGTGGTGGAGGTGGTTCTGAATATACTAGTGGTCGTAATGGAGGTTCTGGAGGCGGTGCAGGTGGTCGTGCATCAGCAGGCACAGCAACTTCTGGACAAGGTAATAATGGTGGTGGAACTAATACAGGAACATATGGTGGTGGTGGCGGAGGTGCTGGTTCTGTAGGTGGTACAGGTGGAACAGGATGGGGATATGGAGGTTCTGGTTTAGCGTCATCAATTACAGGTTCGTCTATTACTTATGCAGCAGGTGGGCAAGCAGGAGAAAATACTGCTGGTGGTCAGAATGGAGCTGCAAATTCTGGTGATGGTGCTGGAGGTGGATGGACATTTGTAAATGGCGGAACTGGCGGTTCAGGCGTTGTAATTATTAGCTATCCTAAATCATGGAGAGCAGCTACAACTACAGGTAGTCCAACTGTAACTACTACAAGCACAAATAGAGTTTATAAATTTACATCTTCAGGTTCAATTACATTTTAATTATGACAACACAACGCATACAATTTAAAGACTGGTTACCTGACCAACCTAGTATTATAGACACAGTATCTGAAGCTAATAACGTCATTCCTTTGGCTATAGGATATGGTCCATTTAAGTCAGCAGTAAACTATTCAGGTGCAGCTACAGAAGACCTTAATAACTGTTTTGCAGCTAAAGTGGATAATGATGTAAGTATATTTGCAGGTGGTGCTACTAAACTATTTAAAGTATCTTCTACAGACTTAACTATGGAAGATGTGTCTAAAGCTAGTGGATATACAGGTATTAATAGATGGAAATTTGTTCAATTTGGTAATTATGCACTAGCTTCTAATGGTTCTGAAAAAATACAATATTATGATGTGAACTCATCTACAGACTTTGCAGATTTAGCAGCAGCAGCTCCAGTAGCTAAATACATTACAGTAGTTCGTGACTTTGTAGTTGGTGCTAATATTGGTGCTGGTACATATCCATCAAGAGTACAATGGTCAGATATTAATGACCCAACAGATTGGACAGCAGGGGCTGCATCACAGTCAGATTATCAAGAACTTCCTGACGGTGGTGACATTACAGGCATTACAGGTGGCGAGTTTGGTATAATATTCCTAGAAAAAGCCATTGTGCGTATGTCATATATTGGCTCACCATTATTCTTTCAATTTGACACTATTTCTCGTAACGTAGGTTGTATAGAAGGTGGTTCTATAGCTCAATATGGTGGCATATCATACTTCCTATCAGATGATGGTTTCTATTCATGTAACGGTCAACAAGTTGTTGGTATTGGTTCAGAAAAAGTAGACAGATACTTCTTTAACAATGCTAACATTGGCGATATTGACTCTATATCAGCAGCAATAGACCCAGAACGTAACTTAGTTATCTGGAATTACACAACAGTTTCAGGTAACAGAGCATTACTTATTTATAATTTTGAAACACAAAAATGGTGTGAAGCTGATACAGACGTAGATGTTTTATCAACTTTAGCTACAGCAGGTACAACTTTAGATGCTATAGATACAGCATATAACATAACAGCAGGTTCTTTTGTAGTAGGTAAGTCATATACCATTAGAAGTTTAGGTACAAAAACAGGAACATATAGTAGAACAGGAACAACTGTCACAGTCACTATTACAGCTCATGGTTTTTCTACTGGTAATGTATTAGCTATAGACTTTACTAGTGGAACTGCTTTAGATGGTAATTATACTATTACAAGCACAGGAGCAAATACATTTACACTTACTACAGTAGCATCAGGTTCAACAAGTGGTAATGTAGAAGCATCTACATCATTTACAAATATAGGTGCAGTAGCTAATACTATAGGGGTATTATTTACAGCTACAGGCGTAGGTTCAGGCACAGGTGTTGCTATTGATATGGCAGCAAGTGCTACAGCATTAAAGACTATAGATACTCTTACAACCACATTAGATGATAGATTATATGCAGGTGGTAAATTCTTATTTGGTGGTGTTCGTGATACTAAAATTATTACATTTACAGGAACTCCTGCTACAGCAAATATTGTTACAAACGATTTAGAGTATGGTTATAATTCAGTAGTTACTCTTATTAGACCTTCTGTAGATAGTGGCTCTGCAAGCGTTTCTGTGGCTTCTAGACGTATGTTAGACGATACTATTACATATGGTACAGCAGTAACAGCAAGCCAAGAAGATAGATGTGCTGTAAGAAGTGCAGGTCGTTATCACAGAGTAGCTTTAACACCTACCGGTGCTAACTGGTTCTCAGCAATTGGCATGGATATAGATTACTCTACACAAGGTAACAGATAATGGCACGTAGTGATATGTACCGTAAACTACCTTGGACAGGTGGTGATGCTAGAAGTGTAGCTGAAATTGTAAATAACCTTGTAGAAGGTAAAAGCAATAATACTGGTGAAATTACTTTAGCTACAGGAAATGCTACAACTACCACGATATATGATGAAAGAATAGGTTATAATAGTATAATATTATTAACACCTATTAGTGCTGCTGCTGGTAGTGATACTGTTCCTTATGGTGCGTTTCAAGACTCAACTGACCAGACTGCTGCATCAGCAACAGCAGCTTATGCAATTACATTTAACACTACTGACTTTTCTAATGGTGTTTATTTGTCAAACAGTTCTAGGCTTAATGTAAGAAATAGTGGTCTTTATAATTTAGAGTTTTCTATACAGTTTAAGAATACAACTAACGATTCTCAAGATGCAGAAGTTTGGTTTAGAAAAAATGGAACAGATATTGCAGCATCAAATAGTAGATTTGGTTTAGCACCAAGAAAGTCTGCTGGTGACCCAAGTCATACCATTGGTGCATTAAACTTTTATGTAGAATTAGTAGCAGGTGATTATGTTGAACTTATGTGGAAAGTATCTGATACTGGTGTGTCTATAGAACATTATGCAGCAGGTACAAGTCCAACAAGACCAGCTACACCAAGCGTTATTACTACAATGAGTTATGTATCAACTTCAGCATCTACTAATGTATATGTAAGTGCTAGAAGTAGCGGTAGTGCAACACTAAAACATTTTGCAAACAGTACAGCAGATAAAACATACGGATATATTATAGTAGCGTGATTTTACATTACATACCTAAAGACCAGTTACGTTCACATTGGGATTATGTTAAACATGGTCTTGAATTAGTAAGACAACGTGGTCATACACAATGGATAGTAGAAGATGTATATTGCGACTGTTATGAAAACAGGTCTATGTTATTTGTAGGCATGATAGATAATAAAGCAGTAGGTTTTGTAGTATTACAACCTATAGGTGACACACTTCATGTATGGGCTTCATGGTCAACAATTAACGACAATACATTATTCAACCAAGCATTTCAAGAAATACAAGCAATAGCAAAACAAGGCGGTAAGTCTAAAGTTACATTCTCTTCACAAAGAAAAGGATGGGAACGTAGAGCAAGGCTAATGGGTTTTACACCTCAAACATGGGAATTTATACTTTAAGGAAAGAAATATGGGCGGTTTCGCAAATCAGCAAGAACAAAATGCACCTACACAGGTCTATTATGACCCAGCACAACAACAATACTTTAGCTATAAACCAAGTCCAGCTACAAGTTCTAATGTAATTAATACAATGTTCGGATTAAATACAAAAGACCAAGAAAGAATGTATTTAAATAATCCATTTATCAATCAAAATAGATTTAAAACTAATGCACAAGCAACACCTTATGCAGAATTAACTAATTTATTTCCATCTTTAAATACAAGTTCAGTACAAGGACTTATGTCATCTACACAACCTGACGGTGCAATGTATGGAGCAAATCGTTTCTTAGCACCACAAACAACTTCAGAAAGCAAAGGCAAATAGTATGAAATTATTACATTTTCTCATTCCAGCATTAAGCAACTATTTTACATTATGGGGTGGTGGTGGTTCTGGTGGTGGTGGCACATCTGAAACTAAACAACAATTAGACCCTACTGTACAACCATTTGTTAAATATGGTTTAGAAGAAGCTAAAGGTCTTTACCAAACAGATACGCCACAATACTACGGTGGTCAAACTTACGTAGGTCCATCTGCACAAACAACTACTGCATTAAGTGCTGCTCAAAACAGAGCATTAACTGGAAGCCCTTTACTTCCTGCTGCACAAAGACAACAATTAAGTTCTATTCAAGGTGACTATTTAAGTGCTGGTAATCCATACTTTACAAAAGCCCTTGCTGGTCCTACTGAACAAGCTACACAAGCATATAATGACGCTATTAAAGCTGCACAAGGTACAGCATCTATGGCTGGTCGTTATGGTTCAGGTGTATCTGCTGACATTCAAAATAGAGCAGCAAACACACTAGCTAGCACATTAGCAAATACATACGGTAACTTAGCTTATCAAAACTATGCTAATGAACGTGGTATGCAAAACCAAGCAGTTATGAATGCTCCTGGATTAGCACAAGCTGATTATGCAGATATTTCACAATTAGCTAACGTAGGTAAAACTGCTGAAGACTATCAAAAAACTGCTCTACAAGCTGATATTGACCGCTTCAACTTTGAACAAAATAAACCATATCAAAAACTATCTGCTTACCTTGGTGCTGCTTATGGTGCTCCTATGGGTCAAGTATCTACAACGACTCAATCAGGTGGTGGCAAGATTGTATGTACAGCTATGAATAAAGAATATGGCTTTGGTAGCTTCCGTAACGCTATCTGGTTAGCTCAGTCTAAAGACTTAGACCCAGCATACGAAAAAGGTTACCATAAACTATTCTTACCATTAGTAAACTATGCTTACAAAGCAGGTGAAAAGAATGCCCTACAACGCATTTTAAGGGGTGTTTTAGAGCATATCGCAAGACACCGTACTGCTGATATCTGGAAACAAAAAAGAAGTAAAAAACGTGATACTTATGGCATGATTTATCGTGCTATTTTAGAACCTATTTGCTACGTAGTAGGAAAGGTATAACATGGGTCAACTATTAGTTCCTGCAATGATAGGTGCAGGTGTAGGTGCTGTAGGTGGTGCTGTAACAGGTGCTAACCCATTTAAAACAGCTTTACTAGGTGCTGGTCTTGGAGCAGGTGGGGCAGGTTTAATGGGTGCTGGTGCTGCAGGCGGTGCTGGTGCTGCTACTGCTGCTGGTGGTGCTGATTTAGCTGCTGGAACTGTAGCTCCTGCTATATTAGGTACTCCAACACTTAATGCTAGTTTATTAACTCCTGGTTCATTAGCTGGTTTAGGTGCTACTCCTAGCGTATATGGTGGATTAGGTGCATCATCTTTACTAGATAAAACAGGTGCTTTCTTAACCAATAATATTGGCAATCCTTTTGGTAATATGTCTACAATGGATAAGATTAACTTAGGTGCTAAAGGTTTTGATGCTTTAAATCAACCACCACAACAAATGCAAACTCCACCATTAATGCCAATTACACGAGGTAATCCTGAAATGGTATCTTCACCATTAATGAATGTAGCTCCTAATGTTGGTATGCAAGAAGGTAATGCTAGAGGTCTACCAAACTTAATGACACGTATGCCTTTATCAGATGAAGAAAAGATGAGATTACAACAATTAGCTCAAGGATATAGAGGATAATAATATGGCTTTATTTGACACAAATAGTGGCTTAGGTAATTTGTTTAATGGAATGAATATATTTGGTACATCTATTCCTACAGGCATTTTAGACCCTAACCAAGAAGAAAAATTAAGAAATCAAGCATTATTATCAGGTGTTTTAGGTGCAGGTGCTACATATCTTGCTACCCCTAAAAACTTAAACGCTAAAAGTGCATTGCCTTATCTAGGTAAAGCATTTTTAGGTGGTATGAGTTCATCTCAAGGTGCTGTTGATACTGCTTTAAATAATGCGTATAGACAACAATTATTAGCTGGTAAAAATGACCCATTTGGAACTATTGATATTTCTAAATATACTCCAGAGTCTATTTCTGAATTTCAAAAAACAAAAGACTATGGTACATTAAAACCAATATCTCAAGCACGTGGTACTAATATCGGTAACATTGACCCAAGTAAATTTACATCTGAGTCATTAGCAGAATACCAACAAACAGGTAATTTAGGTGTACTAAAACCAGTATCAATGCAAGTTGGAAATATTGCTGCAATTGACCCTACTAAGTTTACTGTTCAATCTATTGCTCAATATCAACAAACAGGTGATATTAGTAGATTAGTTCCATCTGTATCATCTATGGAAACTAGAGGTGAAGTACTTAAGAAAAGTCTTTCTCCATTAGAAATGAAAGTAGAAGAAAAGTCAGCACAAGATTTAGTAGACTTTACAATTGGTGGTGGATTTTCAGATGTGCAAAAAGGTTTATCTCAATTAGAAATAGCTAAACAAACATTACAAACACAACCTGAAGGAAGAATTACAGGTAAGTTAGTCGGTGCACAAGATGACACAGGTTTGCTTAAATATACAAACCCAGCAGCTCAAGATACTAAAGAACAAGTACAAGAAATTGCTCAACGTAACTTAAGACTTATTCTTGGTCCACAGTTTACAGCAAAAGAAGGTGAAGCATTAATTAACCGAGTATATAACCCTGCATTACCACAAAGTGTTAATGTTAAACGTCTTGATTTGTTACAAGAACAAATGACAAGTGCAGCTAAAACTAAACAAGAAGCTGTTGACTATTACAATACTAATGGCACTTTAAAAGGTTTCAAAGGTAAGTTATATAATAGCACTAGCGAATTCTTAAATGAATATAACACTAAAATTAAGTCAACTGAAAAAGCACCAGCTAAATCTGCTACGCAACAACCTAGTGGATTTACAGAAGGTTCAAGAACTAAATCTAAAAGTGGTAAACCAATGATATTTAGAAATGGTCAATGGGAGTATGAATAATGGCTAGAGTGCCTTTAGAAGATTTACCAAGTAATTTAGTTCCTACAAGCGATTTGCCTATGGAACTATCTGCTTTTAATATTGTGCCTGAAGATGACTTACCATCTTCTATTCTTAAAAAAGAAAAAAGCATGACAGAAAAGATAGGTCGTGGTTTAAGTTCTATTGCTAGAGGTGCTGCTGTTCCTGTAACAGGTGCAATTGCTGGTGGTGCGTTAGCAGGTCCTGCTGGTGCTATAGCTGGTGGATTAGCTTTGCCTGCTGCTGAATTGCTTACTAAAAGTTTAAACTTAGCATTGCCTGATAAATATGATATTCCATCTCCTACTGCACAAGTAGAAAAAGGCTTAACTAAATTAGGCTTTCCTAATCCTGAAACACAAGTAGAAAGAGCATTACAAGTAGGTGGTAGTGCATTAGGTGGAGTAGGTGGTCAAGTAGGTGCATTAGGTCAATTAGCTAAAACAGCTACAACACCTATTGGTCGTGGCATTGCACAAACATTATCACAACAACCAGCAAGACAAGTTGCAGCAGCATTACCTGTAGGTGCTACATCACAATATGTTGCAGAAGAAACAGGTAGTCCTTTAGTAGGTATGGCAACAGGTATTGCAGCAGGTATCCCATTTGCTATGGGTGCTAAAGGCACATTACAAGCTCCTACTGTGCAAGAATTAAAAGGACAAGCTGGTCAACAATACAAGTTTGCTGAAGATGTAGGTGCTGTATTTAAAAAGAATTCTTATAACCAATTTGCTAACAAAATAGAGTCAACATTAGCTAAAGAAGGTTTAGATAAAACATTACAACCTAGAGTATATGCAGCATTAGAAAGAATTAAAGATACAAAAGGTTCTAATGTAACACTTGAAAATATGGAAATATTAAGACGTATTAGTCAAGCAGCAGGTTCTAGTGCAGACGCATCTGAAAGACGTTTAGCAAGTATTTTAGTAGAAAACCTAGATGACTTTGTAGAAACTGCTCAACCTGGTCAATTAGCCAAAGGTTCATCTGAAGCTGTTAGAGCTTTAACAGACGCTAGAGATTTATGGAAGCGTGCTAAGAAAACAGAAATTATTGATGACTTAGTAGCTAGTGCAGACTTGCGTTCTGAAGCAAACTTTACACAATCAGGTATGGAACAAGCATTAAGACGCAAATTAGTTAATTTAGCTGACAACCCTAAAGCATTAAGAACATTTACTAAAGAAGAACAAAATGCTATTAAACTTGCTGCTAAAGGTGGTCCTACACAAAACCTATTAAGATTTATTGGTAAATTAGCTCCTACAGGAGTTGTATCTGGTGGCGGTTCTGTTGGTTTAGGATACTTAGCTGGTGGTCCAATAGGTGCTGTCGTTACTCCTGTTGTAGGTGGTCTTGCTAGAAAAGGTGCAGAACAATTAGGTTTGCGTAACATAGAACAATTGCGTAACAGACTTGCTACAGGCAATGCTCCTATCCCACAAGTATCTACTAGAGGTCTTATTAGCGGTAGAGAATTAGCAGCTCCAATTATTAACCCAATCACAGGATTATTATCAGAGGAACAGTAATGGTCAAGACAGACGTAGAAGCACGTTTAAGTACGCATGAAGAAGTTTGTGCGTTACGTTATGAGCAAATAAACGCAAGACTCAAACGCCTAGAACAAATACTTTTAGGCACAGCAGGCTTTGTTATTGTATTTTTGTTGACACAATTCACAAAATGACATTTATTACAGAGAACAATATAGCAAACCTATATTCAGCTCTGATAGAAATGCCCATATTTGACGAGTATAAACTACCACCTGCATCTAAAGTAGACTTCGTAGTATTGCATGACAATACTATATGTGGACAATACGAACCACCAGAGCAAGGTGAGCCTCATGTTATAACTATATCTACTGCACGTCATTCTCATCTATATCCTGTCTTAATGACTCTATGCCATGAACTTATCCACATGTGCGTATATATAGACTCACCTAAAACAGAACAGTACGCTAGTCATAAAGGTTTATTCTTAAAACTACAAAAGCGTGTAGCCAAGATGTATGGCTTTGACCCTAAGGAACTATAATGGACCCAATAACTATGCTATCTGCTTTTGCTCCAGTCGTAATGGACTTAGGCAAATCTCTTATTAATCGTTTTGTAGCACCTGACCAATTTAAACCAGCTACTATAGAACAATATGTTCAAATGAAAAACATTGACTTAGAGTTCTTTAAAGTAATGAATGAAGCAGGTTCAGGTAACCCATCTTATCCTTGGGTAGAAGCTATCACTAGACTTATGAGACCTATGATTGGTCTTATTGTATTAGGCACATGGGCTACAATGCACTTAAAAGGCATATCTACACAAGAAGTAGATAACTTTGCTAGTGCTGTAGGGTTTTATTTGTTTGGTGAACGTAGTTTGTTCTATATTAAAAAGAAATGATATTCCTAAACATACTTAACTTTATCGGTTTATCTATACTTAAACTTATCGTAGTGGGACTACTATTTGTAGTCATGGGTATTGCTTTAGTATTTATGGCAATTATGGATTATCTCACTCGTGCATTGGAATATATTAATTCATATGTTGATTGAAGTTAAAAGGTTTGAATTTAAAGATACACATACAGTAGGCAAGATGTATGTAGACGGTGTATATGAGTGTTATACGTTAGAAGATGTAGTTAGAAATGGCACTAAAGTTTTAGGTAAGACTGCTATCCCTACCGGTGAATATAAACTCATTATAGACGCTTCTGTACGCTTTAAACAGGACATGCCACACATACTAGACGTTCCTGACTTTACTGGTGTTCGTATTCATTCAGGCAATACTTCAGCAGATACAGATGGATGTATATTACTTGGCTCAACATGGGCAGGTAAAGACTTTATAGGTAACTCTAAAATAGCTTATAACAAGTTTTTTGACAAACTAAAGAAAGCTAAAACAGCCACAATTAAGATATGCTAGATTATCTTATCTGCGATATCCTTTGTGCTATAGACCACTTTAAATATGTATTACTCATGCTAATTATTTATCTAGTATATAATAAAGTATCTCAACTTTAGAGACTACTATGAAAATATTACTTATTGATATTGAAGTAGCACCAAATACTGCTCATGTCTGGGGTATCTTTGACCAGAACATCTCTATAAACCAATTACTAGAATCATCTTATACTCTTTGCTATGCAGCCAAGTGGTATGGTGAGTCTAAAATTATGTTTGACTCTATTCAAAAATCTGGCAAACAAAAAATGCTAGACTCTGTGCATAAACTTCTTGATGAAGCTGATGCTATAGTTCATTACAACGGTTCTAGGTTTGACATACCCATACTACACAAAGAGTTCTTACTCTCTGGTATGCCACCTCCAGCACCTTCCAAACAGATAGATTTACTTCAAGTAGCTCGTAGACAGTTTAGATTTGTTTCTAATAAACTAGACTATGTATCACAGGCTTTAGGATTAGGTAGTAAGACAGAACATGAAGGACATGCTTTATGGGTCAAGTGTATGAATGATGACCGTAAGGCATGGAAAACAATGGAAGAATATAATAAGAATGATGTTATATTACTTGAGAAAGTCTACGATAAATTCAAGGGTTGGATTAAACAACATCCAAATCATAACGCATATTCTGCTGACGTTTGTTGTCCTAATTGTGCTTCACGCAAATTACAATCTCGTGGTACACAAAGAAGCAGGACTGCTATTTATCAACGCTATCAATGTCAAAATTGTGGGTCGTGGGCAAGGTCTGTTAAATCAGAAAAGATTGCCAAAGACTCTTTAGTAAATATATAGGACAATTATGCAACGGTCAGAAGTAGAGATTATTTGTAATCACATGTTAGGCAGAGTGATTGTATCTTGTGAGGCATTACATGGCGATAGCACTATAGTCATCACATTAGATGACGATAGCATGATAGAAATTAGTGGTGAAGAACTAGCTATCTATGGTGAACTAACACCAATGGATGACTAGACGCAGATAATCACACCATTACTACCAACCTGACAGACAGTTACAGACCCATCAGGTGCAAGTATAGTCGTAGTTTGACCCATAGCCTGTTCAGTTCCCCAAATAGCTAATGCAGCTAATACCACAATAAATATCCAATAGATTTTACTCATCATCAAACCTTTGTAATTGAGCTTCTAGTTCTGGTGGAATATCAACTCCATCATCTTTAGTAGCATCTAATAACTTGTTCTTATACCAATCAGACTTTTCTAAATCTTGTTGTGGATTATCTTTAAATGGATAACGTAAGTCATACTTGAGCTTACATCCTTTTAGATACCCAATATACTCTTCTTTAGTCAAACGACTTTTAATCACATCTATTGCTTCTATGCCTCCCACCAAGTAATGCGGTGGTCTATTCACTAAATCAACCATTCTTATCCCCTTATAAAAAATAAATCAATTAACTGATAACAACCATAAAAAAACCAACCCATACCACCAACAATCAACAACCATACTACTACTTCTAATATCTTTTCTGCTCTTGCCATTTACCATACTCCCTTCCTACAGTTACAGACACATATTTTCTATTCTTAAATCTTTTATCCAATGTGTTATTGTAAGTCCACTTTGGCAACGTAAAGTATCCTTGGCTTTCTAAATACTTTAATCTAGTTCTACAAACAACGCATTGTTGCACAATACTTTTAATGCTGCAACCAGGATTTGCTTCTATATAACTTATAATAAACTTTGCTTGTCGTTGGTCATCTAGTTTAGTGTACATCTTTTACTCCATGAGCTTGTTCTAATAACCTAGCAAACTTAAATACTTTATCTAATGTTATTACTTGACTACCGTATCCAAATGCTGTTTTGTATATTTTAATTATTTCTTCTTGCGTAAGTGGTTTAGAGTCCATTGTTAGCTTCTACTAATCGTTTACTATCATACTTAGATAATCCTTTATATTCCTCTACAGGTTCACCAGGCACTAATGGTGTTATCTTAATATGATGCGTTGTATTCTTTAAGTCGTTTAAATATGAAAGCTGATTAGGATGAAATGACCATAAATAAGACTTCTTTAAGTCACCAGACCTAACATCATACTCCTCATAAAGCCATGCTACAGGTTCTTTTTTAGCCATTAGTAAAACACCATCCTTCCTATGTG